GCAAGATCAAAAACTAGGAAAGATATAGAGAACATGGAAGTAGGTGACTCTATATGGGTTCCTAATAAAAAAGATTCAGAAAGATACAGACATGCAATGATGCGATTAGGTTGGAAAGTTACAGTAAGACAATCAGATACTTCTCCTAATGGTTATAGGATATGGAGAGCCAAGTAATCTACTCGTCTAAGTCTCTGTAGTATTCTACGATGGCAAGGATATCCCTTGTGTATCTCTTGATCTCAGCCATGTTGTTGCTTATGTTCTCGTAATCCTTCGTTGTCAGCGCATAGTAAGCCTGTCTAGGTGCTTTACCTTCTTCGACAAGGGTAAGGTACTCCTGCATAATTTCAGGTGTTAGAACCTCCCAATCAAATCCAAGCATCTGCATTTCTATAGGCAATGGAGGATGAAACATAGGCGGTCTCTCCTCTATGTTAACCACTTCTATAGGCTTGACTGCCTGTCTCATCAACGAACATCCACTTGCCAACAGGCAAAAGCTAATCAGTATTACTAGTTTCTTCATCTGTCTCATCAAATTGTGTAGGGTTAGTGATCTTAACTAGATCATCGAACACTCTCTTGCTCGCTCTATTGACTCTAGTTTCAATCATCTTGGGTTTTGCTAGGGCAAGGTTATCTAAGTCGTGCTTAGCGAATGTTTGTTTGAGTGCGTTTACTTCTCGCATAGAGTCCTGATTCTTTTTTGTCAGGCTATCTATCTGTGCATAAGTCTGTGCTTGTTGTTCTAAATTCTTTTTGATCTGTTCGTTTTGTTTGGTGACTTCAGTTTCTAAAACAATCTGGTTTGCCTGAAGTTGCGATATGGTTCCGTTTAAACTGTATATCCAGATACCAGATATGATAAGGAGAAATGCAAGTCCAATACTTATTTTAAACATCTTCAGCAGCACGTGCGGGCGCAGCCCATTTTCTATAATGTGTAAACATCTAGTGGTTTCTCCTTACCTTTTACTTGTAAAGGTTCTAATAATGTTAACTCATAATCGCTTTTAATGGCAGTGTTATAGCCTATTAATACATCAACGCCAGCTTCTTTTGTTCCGCTTTCTAACCTAGCACCTATGTTTACTGCATCACCTATAGCAGTATAGTCAAACCTAGATTCACTACCCATGTTACCTATCACTGCATAGCCTGTATTAATACCTATACCAATAGCTACAGCCGGGATACCCCGGTCCATTAACTCTATGTTTAAACTTTCCATGTTACGCTGGATATCTACAGCACAATCTATGGCTTTGTTTTCGTGGAAGTCTTGATTAATAGGTGCATTAAATATTGCCATCATGGCATCGCCTATATATTTATCTACCATACCACCATTCTTTTGCACTGCACTTTGCTGTGCAGTCAAAGCTTTGTTCATAATATAGGTAACGTCTTCCGGTTCGAGAGTCTCCGACATAGAGGTGAATCCCCGAACATCAGTAAATAAGAAGGTAGCATATCGTTTTTCTCCTCCTAACTTTAATAAGCTAGGATTTTTTTGTAGTTGTTTAACTTGTCTAGGGTCAAGGTAATGTTCAAATTGTTTCTTTATTTGTTGTCTTAACTTATATTGTTCTCTAAATCTTACATAAAAAGCAACGCTTCCTGTAATAAATTGAGATATTAAAGCCCATGTTACATCTAATAGTACACCATTTTGTATAGTATAAACTCCATAAGTAGCTGTAGATAAAAAAACTATAGCAAAGAATGATATCCCCAAGGTAATACCAAACACGTTTAATACAAGCCAAACAAATACAGTAGAGGCAATGAATATTAATACCTCTAATGCTAATGCATAGTCAGGTATATAAGGACTGTCTTGTATTAGTATACTTTCAGCTAGACTTGCTTGTATTTTATGTGGCTCTAATAAACCTACAGGTGTAGCCAACTGAGGCATAATACCTTTAGCTGTAAAACCTATGAACACAAACTTATCTTGTACATCCATAGTTGCTAAGTCTGTTTGAGGTGTATCAACCCAACTAATCCACTTACGACCTAATGAATCTACAGGTACAGCAGGTAAACCTTTAACTCGTATCTCTTCTAATCCATTATCATTTGTTTTTATAACGTAGGTATCTGCACCGGCAAGTATCTTTAATACTTCTGTTCCATAAGCTGGTGTCCATCCATCAGGTGTACGCATTAATAAAGGCAACCTTCTTATTAAATTATCTACATCAGTCCGGGCAACAGCTAATCCTTGGGCTGTTGATTGTTTAAACATATCAATATTCTGGATCACACCTTCTATTTGCATCCCGCCTATATCATCACCTAGTATTACAGTGCCAGTAGTAGGTGGATATAAACCATTGTTACCTTCAAACATTGCCAGAACTGACGCAGCCTGTTCAAGAGAATGTTTAAACTCTATGTCACCACCAAATCTATCTGGCTGGGGGAAGGCGATTACCCAGCCAATACCTAAAGCCCCCTTCTGTATCAACTGCGATTGCACCTCTGCAAGCCTTTGTCTTGGTAAAGGATAACCGCCCTCATTAGTTATATCATCTTCAGTTATATTAAGTACAGTAAAATAACCTGAAGGTTCTTGATCTTTTACAAATGAATCAAAGGTTTTAAGTTTTAATATCTCGTAAGCTATAGGCTGATACACATAGACTGAACCTAATGTAAGAAATAAACCTATAAATATAATACTTTTTTTCATCCTGAACTTTGTTTAATTGTTATTGTTGTTGATGAACCACCATTAATTTTTACTGTATTAGATACACCATCTTGTATGAGTATAATTGTATAACTATCAGAACCATCTAAGTTTAGTTTAGCACTTTGGTTTACTGTTCTTGTAAGACTTATGTTCTGTCCTGAGACTATAGTTGTAATCTGTGTGTCTTTGTCTTGTCCTATATCTGTACCAGCTATACGAATACCAACACCACCTTGCTTGAGTGCATCTTCTTCTTTCGTTATAGCTAATGCATCTAATACATTTAGTAAATCTTCAAGAAAGTTTACATCTAAATAGTTAATATCTAGTTCAGTAAACTCTAGTTCTGCTTCTGCATCTAAGAAATCTTCGGCAAGATAATCTATATCAAGATCATCAAACTCTAAATAGTCTACTGTAGATTGTGTTTGTGATTCTTCTATTGATTGTTCTACTTCTTGTGGAGGATTAACAATCAACATGTTATCTATCAAGTCCAGTGATATGTCTAAGGTAACAGGCTTAGTAGGATTGTTTTCGTAAACAGATACTGTAGTAGCTTGATAAGGTTTATTTAAAGTTACACTACCCATACCGGTAGACACTATAATTTCACCACTAGATATACCATTTTCATCAGGCAATAATATAACTAGACTTCTTCCTAGTTCATCTACTGTACATGTAAAGTCTGTGCCTCTGATTGCAATCTGGGCTGTTGGCGTACGTATAGATATGTTGCTTTTATTATTGAACTTGCCTGTAATAAAACGTGCTGTACCACTAGCAAACTTGAGTGCCATCTTTGATTTAGATGGGTCAGGGTCATAGATGTACTCATCTATTACTAGCTTAGAATGCTCTGTAAGTTTTACTGTAGAAGAATCCGCAAAAGTTATGGCAACTCTGCCCGTTTCTGTACGGACATCATCCATTTGTTGTATGTTAAATGCTAGTTCAGCACCATAAGGTTTGTCTCTAAGGACCTGTGCATTGCCTCTTACTTCAGATATAGAGCCTATCTCAACAGATGAATGAAGTAGTTGCGTCTGACTGAGTAACACAGACAGTACCACTAGAGCCAACAGATGTAATTTTAAGCCAGTCATTATCTGATGTAGACTCCTGATCTATGTTAAATGTCCTTGTACTACCTGTATGATCTAAGTAAAAATAACCTCCAGCATACCCATCCCCATCATAGGTAACTGTATTATCACTACCATCTATATCCATAAAGTTTGTAGCACCATCTACATCTATAGATGAAGTTATGGAGTTACCTGAACCTTGTATTGTCCAATCTAAATCTAAGTTAGCTGCAAGTGCAGTCATAGCGTGATTGAGTGTAAACGTATTTGTATTGCCTGTAACCTGTACATTTACATTAGAACCATCTGCACCTGTAGCATTGGTCTCATCTGTAGACATATTAAATGTGTTGGTATCACCTATAAAAGAGAAGTAACCTGTGTAGTTATCTGCCCATATATCACCAAGGAATTTATTTGTATTACCTTTCTGTAATATATCTAAGGTCATAGTCGCACCATCAATATCTAATGCTGTCATAGAACCAGCAGCAGCAGTTGCTCCACCAATTATATTACCACTACCACCTACCTGCTCTATATCCAAATTAGATGTAGCACCTGACTGGTCTATAAATATTTCGTTGTCAGCCCCGTAAATCAGAGATACACTCATTATCACAACTAGGCTGATTAATATTATTTTCATGTTTCCAATAGCCTTCTGCATAGCCCTCCTCTATTGTTTGTAAAACCGCTGTCTCTACTGCCATCTGTAAAGCAATGTTTATAGACTCATTTTCTACTATACCACTCTCAATTTCAACTAATTCAGTATTATTGTTATAGAATCTAAATACATCTTGTGTTATAGAAGCACTAAGAATTGACTTAGTTACTAATACTTCAATCAATATTTCACCTGTACTGACTGATACTGTACGTAAAGATATAGTTACGGAGTCTTGTCTGTATTGTTTTGAACCACCTATACCAAGGTATCTTGCACCTGCACCACCTGACTTAACATTAGTTTCATAACCTACAACACCACCTTCCATTAGTATTCCAGCAAACAATAAAGGTTTTACCTTTTGTTTTTCATCAAAGTTTTCTCTAGTAGTACGTATGATCTGTCTTTCTTTAGTAAGATTATCTAAACCTTTACGTTCAACTACATTAAATACATTGGAATGTTTCAATGCTCGTATTAGGTAAGCATCAGGTGACTGTGTAATAGCTGTGCTAAAGCTTGCGTACTGACTATTACTTCTACGTTGTCCTGTATTATCTTTAAAAGAGTTAGGATACACAGCTACTATAGGTTTCTTTATAGGGGTAGCTACTTCTGCAAGGTTAGTAAGTAAAGCACTAACTTCTGCTGACTCAATACTTCTTATTGGAGGTATCCCATTACTTAATGGGTCTACTATTAAAGCGCAATTAGAAAGTAAAAG